CCGGTTACCGATATACCGCCAGAAGCGGTAGCTAGTTTAGCGGAGTTATCGTAATAAAGCGTAGCTGCTCCATCTGTTACAAAGGCTGCCATGGACTCGTCGCCACTAGAGTTAATGTTTACTTGGCTACCTTTTAAAACTAATATACCTGTGCCAGCGTCTTCTACGTACGAATTAGATCCATCGTGATATATTTTCAAATCAGCACTAGCACCGAGTTTGATAATATCTCCATCACCCATGTTAAGGTGTGTAGCAAGGGTAGTTTCACCCGTTACTCCTAATGTTCCACTAATAGCTAAGTCTTGTGACATCACAACGTCGCCATCAGCTTCTATTTGTATAGCGTCTGTGTCGCTTGCAGATCCAATATACCCTGCATCGGCTATTACTACGTTTCCACCAGAAGTAATGTTTCCTGCAACGGTTACATTTGTTGTTCCTGTAGGAATTTCTAACACGTCTGCGTCTGCGTCATTTTTAATAGTCACATCGTTAGTGCTGCCCTGCCCTGTGAGTATTAGTCCTTCTGCACTTGTGTAACCCATTGCTGCGTTATCACCTGCGGCAGTGTCTCCTGTTGCTTCTACGGTAGACCCTGTTACGACCCCAGAGGCGGTTAACGTAACTGCTGTAGCTGTACCTGCTAAAGCAACATCGGTAAGGGCGTTGTACATATTTGCACCGCTGCCTCCTCCGTCTGAATAACAAACCGTTACCGCTCCGTTTGCTATAGTTACAGAAGCACCGCTACCTTGTTGAAACACGATTGATTGACTGCCACTTGTTGCGTTTTCTACTATCCAAACTTTAGAACACGTATTAGGTGTTATTGTAATAGTGCATGTTGAGTCTAAAGTTCCCGTGTATTTTAAATATAACGCTCTTCCTGGATCGGTTGATCCGTCAGCTATTACGGTAGAGTGTGTGTCTGCGTTTGTAGTAATCGCCTCTGTACCGTAGCCGAACGCATCTGCTATAAGCTCTAGGTTGGTATTGGTGTTAGTTCCCCATGTCCCAGACGCGTCTCCTGTTGCCATTTCGTTTAGTCTTAAATTGTTTACGTATGTGCTTGCCATTTTCTTGTACCTTTAAGCTGCTATGTTTGTCCAATCTGGGTCTTGACTTGGTGAAACCTCACTAAAAGACGAAGACTGGCTTGGTGTAATGTTGCTAAAAGACGAAGACTGGCTTGGAGTAACCGCACCCCAAACTAAAACTCCTCCTGTAAAACCAGTAGCAGCAACACCCGTAACAGAAAAATTGTTTGCGTTGTTTGTAGTAACAGAGCCTACAACTAGTGTTGCTCCGCTACCCGTAACCGAAACATTTACACCTGTACCCTGTACTACTGTAACAGAATCTACAGCGCCCGTTGCTATAGGAACTGCACTGCGATTCCACGGACCAGAAGCCCAAGACCCTCTATTCCAACCAGCTACATAGGCGTTTACTGCGCTCATTTAAGCAATCCGTATAATAGCGTTACTCGCATCTGCTGTAGGAAACACAATCGTAAAATCGCCAGAAGACGAAGATTTGTCCGCACCAAAGTCTAAAACAACAACCGTTGGGTTAGTAACACTAAGCGACGTAGTATTTGGTGTGCTGTTGTATATTAACGCTCCACGAGCATTAGATATAGTTGAAGACCCCCAAGTAGTGTCTGCAAAATCTGTTAAAGCTGTTGTACCAGATAAAGTTGGGTCGACTTTAGTTAAGGTATTACCCCCTGCTGTGTATGCAGTTCCTGTAACTTCGTTACTTGTGGTATATGCTGTGGTGGCTGCATTAAAAGCTGCGCTGTTGGTGTACATAGCTGCTTTTACAGTGTCTCCTTTAAAATCGTGGCAACCGTACAAAAGTTCTTTTTTAAAACTGCTGCACATAAAATTTCCTGTAAACGCCATTTAAAGTCTCCTTATCAATTCCGCTAATTCAGGGTGTGCGGCATCTATTAACGCATTATAAACTGTTGTTCTATCACTTTTTATAGCTTCTTTCATGTAAAAAGCAACAACTTTTATTATTTCTTCTTTATAAGCATGGGCTTGCGCTTTAACCATAGGATCTGCTTGGTCAGAAACAGAAACTATTTTGTCTGCACATCTTCGTGCTACTTCTTCGGGGGTAAACCCTCTATTATCGGTTGTTTGCACTTCTACTTTAAAAGTAGGGGGCAGTTCCATGTTTAATGCTTGTGTCATTGTTTTTGCCGCATTATTTGACCTGTTGTATAAAAATCACTAGTTTCTTTAGCTTCACCTAACAGTTTTAACGCACCTATAGCTTCTGCAAAACGTTTTTCGTAAGCTGCCATTAAGTCTTGCTCGCCTTTCATGTAGGTATATGCTTCAATTAAACACCCGTACAGTAAAGCAAGTTTGGCGTTTTCGCTTAACCACGTAGTTCCACTGTCTCCTGCGGCAGTTAAACTAGCTGGTCGGTACAAATAGTGTAAATTTGCATCAAAAGCAGCGTTTGGAGTAGGAGCTAATATAAGGTTATCAACGTCAAACACCCCATAATACTTAGGAATTCCTGTAGTAGACGCGTCAGGGTGAACTGTTTCAATAAACGAAACGTCTTTTTGCTCTAAAAACACTTTTTTACTGCTACTAGTGATATTTAACGAATTAGGAGCTAAAAAATCAGACGGTAACGTCAAAAATCGGTTTCCAGACGTAGTAGTTCCTAAAACGTTCTTTTTAAATTCGTTAAGTTGCACGTTTTTCAAAATTCTTTCTTCTGAAATTTGTATAAAATCGTTTAAATGACTAACAAACGAAGTTTCAGTGTTTTCTGTGTAGTCTTGGATAGCTGTTTTTAAGCCGCTGTATGTAAAACTCATGATGTAGTCACCGTAACATGCCCTACAGAAGAAACTCCTTGTAAAAACCCAGATGCACCAAACACGTTGTCCGAAACAAACACTTGTTGAGGCTCTGTTCTGTCTGGACGAGCGTTTTTTAAAGCTTGTGGCTCTATAGGAGGTTTTCTAGGGTCTAATTGGGGTTGTTTTGTTTCAAATTCAGAAATATGCACTACCGAACCGTTCCATTCGGTCATTTGTTCGTTATACGGAAACTCCATACCGCTTCTGTCGGAAATAAATTTAGCGTATTTTCCGGTAGAGTATTTCATATTGTCGTGTAATAGCTAGAACTAGGTGTAATATTTAACGACGACCGGTCTCTGTCTTCGTCTGCGGCTCTTTTAAACTCTTCTTCATACATGCCTTTTAACATAGGGGTAAGTTGAGGTGACATTTTTATAGATAAATAGTACGCTAGCCCTGCTGCTAAACAAGGATAAAACCTAAAAGGAATATCTAATGTGTCTGTAAAAGCATCTGCGTCATAAATTCTACGCATTCTGTCGTACACAAGTACGTAGTCGTTAGAATCAGGAGTTTGCCAAACGTTAATCGTAGGAGTTATTTGTCTGTCTACGTAATATTGGGTTGGTCTAGATTGGTCAAGTTTAGACGGTATGTTTAAAAACTCGTTTCTGCTGACCCTAGTTATAGAAACATCGTTTTGGGTAGACGTTCCTGCGTCTTGGCGTATTACAGCTGATAATAAATCAATACTTGATTGCACGTCTTGAAAATCAGGAACTACCGAAACCGAGCTACTAGCGGCGCTTGTGCCGCCGGTAACTGTTTCGGACGCGGTAAACGTTCCTACTGGCACAGTTATGACTAACGTATTTGCTGCAAAATCAGCAGATGCCGCCGGTAACGCTGTTATTGTTGCGGTTGCTCCACTTGTGCCGCCGGTAACTGTTTCGCCTACGGTAAAACCAGACGAAGAAGCAACAACTAACGATAACGTACCTAACGGGTACTCAGAAACTCCTTTTGCAAGGTTTAACGTTTCTTGTGTCATTGTCCATCTGTTCAAACCTCGGTTTGCCCAGTCTGCAAATAAAAGATTTAAAGAACGTTTCGCTGTTTTTAAGTCATGACCTGTTCTGATCATCAAACCGCATCGTTCGTATGCCTCTTCTATGTACTCGGCTACGTCAAGCTCAAAATCGGTAGACGCAGAAGTTGCCATTAACTACATGGACCTCTTACAGATTTGTCGTTCTTTACTTCACCGCCTTTACGCATTTTCTTTACTTCGCCACCGTAACGCATTTTCTTTACTTCGCCACCGTAACGCATTTTGTCAGGAAACCCCTCCTGCATGTTTTTGTAGTTTTCTGGAGATATAGTAGATTTACTTTTAGGTCTACTAGTGCCGTCTTTTTTCCGTTTGTTAATGTTTTCATATAAACTCATAAATCACCATGCTTTGCACGACCAATATCGTGCGCTAAATTTATCTTTTGCTGTATCACAATTATGACGCGCCCTAAAACTTTTACGTCTCGCGGGTTGGTCTTTTTTAATAGACATGTTTTGGTCACCAAACCTAACTAATTTTATTTGGTCACCTTTTTTAGCTAAAACAGCAGATTTTTTCTTTGCGTTAGGCGTTCGTTTGGGTTTATTAAACCCTGCAAACGTTTCTCCTCTATACTGTACGCGACCACTTGCTGTTCTTTTGACGTTTTTAACAGATGCCATTTCATTTCCTTAAATTTATGAATGTTGAAACATCATTAAATCCATAGTTCCAACAACAAACGTAACATAACAACCTGCTCCAAACACAATACCTTCGTCTGCTATAGTAACGTCTTCAAAACTGCTGTCTGTCCCTATAGACCTAAACTGCACTAACTCTGTGCCGGTAGCACTTGTGTTTCTAATGTTAGCTGTTCCAGCAGAACCACCAGAAACATAAGAAAACCCTCTAAGCCTACATCTGCCTGCAAAAATAACTCCTAAAGCATTGTTATTTATGCCTGCAGAAACATTACCTGCAGGATTTCCAACAGCGGTTATGCTAGTAATAGTTTTAAAATATCCAGAGCTGGTGGCTGTGCCTGCGTTTGCGCCTGTCACTGTTTCGGACAACGCGCTCCCGTTAACATCAGTTCCAACTACGGTAAAAGATATTCCGCTATCGTTACCCGCTGATAAAATAGTAACTTGTCTACCAGAAGCGTTTGTAACACTACCACCGTCAGCCAAAGCACCACCTATTGTCAAGGCAGCATTGTTTCCAACCGAAGCAGCCGTTGATATGCCGTCCGCGTCTAAAGCAACCTCGTCACTAATAATGACTGGTTTTATATCTGACCCTGCCATTTTGACCTCCTATTGACTAGGTGGGGGTCACCCACCTAACCGTGTTTACTTACGCTATTTGGACGTATTCAATTATAAAAGTAAAAGAACCCGCAGTTGTAGCATCTACCGTGTTGGTAATGTTGCAATAGATAGTTCTTTCAGTGTCTGTGTATTGAACAGAAGCAGGAGCAGTTGTGCCGTCCTGTGTTTGAAGAACCAAACTAGTTACAGTTACGTTGTGCGCAACAACAGTTGTACCACCGTCTAAAATTTCATCAGTTTGAGCAGCAACAATTTGTGCGCCAGAACTACTAGTTCCAACTTCGTAACCAATGTCTCCTGTTCCTATCACGGGAGCAACGTCACAAAATATTTTAATGTCTGTAATGATAGTGTTTGCTGGTTGGGTAAATTCACCAATAGCGGGACTATCGCCAGCAGTTGTGTTGACTGTCACGCCTGTGGCAAAACCAACATGTTTAGCATATTTGTTAGTTACGATACCTGTAGAAGCAATCACCATAGTGTCTGTAACAGCACCAGTGGTTGCGTTTTTTGAAATTACTTTAAAACCGTTTTCTGATTGAATCGGTCCTACAAAACTTGTACTAGCCATTTTGGGCTACCTCCTTATTAAAGGTTTCGCTATAAAGTCTTAATAAGTGTCTGCTAGGGCAGTCGTTATAGCTTATAAAATCCTAGAAAATTTAGGGTACACAAAAAAGAAAGG